GGTCTATTTAAAGCTTTTGCAATACCTTCTCTCAATAGTTCATTATATAAATCCATTCCTTCGTTGAAATATTGCTTAATTCTCTCTTGTAAAAACTTAGTTTGCCTCTCTGGTATATCATCAATACTATTCTGACGATTCTTTGTATCTTGTCTTCTTAATTCTGGTAGAGGTATATTTGTATCTAATAAATTTGTATCAGCATATCTCTGACTAAACTCTTGAAATGTAAAAGAGCGTTGTCGTAATATCTGTGCAGCAAGTCCTCTTGTAGTATTAATTTCAAGAGTCATAAATGCTTGTTCAAAAATAGACCAATGTTGATGTTTAATACAATATCTTAATAGACCTGCATAGTTTTCATTTTCCTGATTGTTTGGGTTGCTTACACGAGCACAGTATGCCATATGCTTTTCGGCATCAGGAGAGACACTTATAAGTGATACGTTCATTTAAATCCTTTTGATGTTTGTTCTTCAATTTTTGCTAACTCATTTTTAGCGACTTTTAGTTGTTCTCGAATTAATTTAAGTTGTTCCTTATCATAGAGATAATCTTTTTTAAGTAATCTCTCTAGTAACTTAATTAATCTTTTTGCTCTACTAGTCTGGGTAGCCATCGTCGTCCTCTAAGATTTCATCATAATCTTGTGTAATTGTTGGAGGTGGACTAACATATGATTCCACATCCGAAAAAACTTCTGCTTTGATATCATCAACTAATAACTCTAAGTTACGAACCATTAGTTTAAGTTTGTCTCTGTCCATATGAATATAATTTTTACTATTTTACATAAAAAACAACTCATTGTCAAGTTATTTTAAAGGTTTATCACCATGAAACCATTTAACTAATGAATATCTCTCCCCTTTAGTAATGGGAGTAACTTCATGAGTTAATCTACTATCAAATACTATTACAGTTCCTTTTACTTTAGGTGCAATATACTGCTCTCCACCATAATATATAATTAAATCACCACCCTCATATGAATTTTTATCTGATAATTGAACACTCATACTTAATTTTCTAGTATGCGATTTTGTATCAGGATTACCATTAAAATCAACATGTTTATTATAAAATTGTCCTAATGTATATCGAGATAGTTGAACTCCCTCCATATCACACTTTGATAATTCATATTTAAAATTTTTACAATTTGCAAATAAACCATAACCACATATTAATGCATTAATCCAATTAAATTCTTCATATAAAAATTTTATATTAACTTCTCTGCCATCGTCACCAGATTGTGTTAATCCATTTTCATATTCTATTTGATTAGAGCAATTAATAATTTGATCGCATATATTATAAGGAATTTCAGATTCCCAAATCCATACAGGACTCCACATACTTTTTTACACATGATAGCATAAAAAAAGGAGGGATGCAACCCTCCTGTATTTATTTTCCATATAGGAACTGAACTTCAGCAGTTATGATTGTGAGAAAGATAGCAGATGCTACACATATCTCTAATGTTTCAATCACTTAAGACTTGTAAGTTCTTTTTCTTGTCTTACACCACGGTAAGTTAGATCGACCTTGTTAGTCTGCTTTGCTTTGTTTCTATCAGTGTCATATACGACACCACGGTATGTGACTTGTGCCATTTGGTTTCTCCTAAAGTAGTTGGACTTTTAAATCCGTTCCTTCAGTCGGCTTTTGCGTCCCTACAATCTAAACCATACTTTTCACCAAAATCATAATACAAATTAATAACTTCCTGTCTATCTTCTGCACTTAGGTCAGGATAGACTTTAGCACGATCAACAAGAGTATTAATATCTGTACATGATACTGTAACTATAGTAGTAACAGCACTTGATGCAGCAATTAAAGTTTCAATCATAAGGGATGAACGAACCCGTTCCGTGTCGGCTTACTTGCGTCCAATAATAAAGGTTTCACATTGCTCATCTGGTACTTTCACTCTGAAGTAATCTATAAGATACTCCTTTGCATCAGCATTGAGAGATTGATCACTCAGTATCTCAATCCTATTTTGGTTCCATTCTGCACATGTCATTTCCCAATGAAAACTATTATGTTCAGATAGGAGCAGTGCCAGTAATGCTAGACCTTGCATTGGATGAACGATGTGTTTATACTAACACATTTATACTATATATGCAAGTTCTTTTGTAACTTGTGATACAATTTTATTTTATTTTAAGGGTTTACCATACTTATCAAGTAATCCAAGCTTTCTTACTTGACCTAGATTGGATTTAGTTGCTTTTTTTATCTTTTTATACTGTTTAATTAACTTATCTACCTCATCTTGGTCTATGTCAGCAGTTAGTTCACCATCAAACCCATGTCCTTTTTGTTTAATATAATCATTTATCCCATTTTGGATTTCACCTTCAATGATATCATTTATTTGTTTTCTGATATCATCCTTCATCCTCTATTACCCCATACAATATCAGGAAATGCTGTGTCTACAACACCTTTTGTAATTTTAGGATACTGTCTTTCTAATCCACCATCTTTAACTAAAGTTAATATGTCTGCTTCCTGTGGATGCAATCCCTCTAGCATTTGAATGAACATAGTCTCTCTACGAATTGAAGATAAACTATCATTACCACCTTTTACAAAATGATATAGGTTAGCATATTCCTTTCTAAGTGATGTATGATCTGTTCCTACAGGAACTTCATTTCTTTCATAAGGAACAACTCCTTCTGGAAGTAATGACACTGCAGCTTCATCAAAGTTCCAAATCAATATAGAAACTAATCCAGGATACCTATACTCTTGTAATACTTCAACTCTTTTAGCAATTGTTTTCTGCTTATTAGCTAATTCAAGAACCTCAAACACAAAAGGATTAGGAGGTAATTTAGTGCTTGCTGTAATAGTAGCCTTCTTTGGAACTTTTGGAGTTACCTTTGTTGGTGCACCTGAGTCTAAAGATGCTGTTGTTGTAGCCATATTAATTCTAATGTTATATTCAGTTTAGTTTATTTAGAGATAAAAGTCAACTATCATCACTGTCACCATCCTCAGGTTTATTTTCAAATCTGAATGCAACTATCTCATCTGCTATGAGATTACCATTTTCATCATACATCTCTGGATGAGAGGGATACTGAGAATATTGTGTCTTTTCTACAGTATATGTCCTTGCTGTCCATCCAATAACTCCACCCACAAGAAGGGATAAAAGTGATACTACAGTTGATATAGTTAAAGTTACTATCAGTGTTTCCATGAAATTTTCCTCTAGGTAGATTTGTTTTTCTTTAAATCCAAATGAAACTCAAAGTAAAAATGAATCTCCCTGTTTAAGAAAGCTATCATGTTTCCCCATTTCACTTGGAAAGTCTTGGGTTCTGGTAGTTTCCTCCTCTTATTTCTAAGCAGTAATTCAACTCCTCTGTTAATCTGAGGAGTATCATCACCTTTGGTTTTATTTAGAGGATTTTCTTTTCCTTCCTGGTCTTTTGTCATAACTGTACTTTAATGCATCATCTAATATTTTGGTAAGGTAGGTTCTGATCTTTCTTGCTTGTGGTTTAGGAATGTGACCATATGCTTCTTTTAGAACTACATCTCCACCTTTGATATATCCACTCAGTTCTTGAATGGATTGACGAAGTTCTTCAGCAGTTGAACTGGTAATGAATTCATCTACCTCTCTCTTCACTGCTTTCTTGCCCTCTAGAAGAGCATAAAAGTTCAAGAGATACTTTCCTTCAAAAGCATACTCCATTGCCCTCTCTACAAGGTCATAGATATCATCTGCTGCCAAGGAGCTGATTCTCCTTGAGGTACTTGACCGTCTCTGTGCAACCACCTAATTTTTCTCCATCTAATACAACTTGAGGAAAAGTTGACCCTCTTCCAAATTCTTCATAAAAACCTTTTCTGTCAAAGTCTTTGTTAAGTTTATACTCAACATATTTGAATTGTGCTAAGTCTAGCACTCTAAGTACTTGACTGCAATAAGGACACCCATCCTTAGAATAAACTGTAAAGTTCATGCTTGTTTTGATTTGTTACGAATGATGATTCTATCATTTTCATAATCAGCTACAAATTCTAATGCATCTGTAGTATCCCACATTAACTCTTCATACAATGAGTTTAATGTCTGCATGTCTTGATACAAGTCAGTTGGCTTGTCCATAGTTTTATTTTTATATAGGAATAAAAAAAAGAGACCCCCTAAGGGATCTCTTTAACATAACACAAAGTAAAATTAATTACAACGCATTTCCTCTAGGTAAGACTTCCTCTGGGAACACAAAGTTCTCATGAGGTTGGTCTACTGAAGACATCCATGCTCTCATACCTTCATTTAAAAGAATGTTCTTTGTATAGAAAGTTTCAAACTCTGGATCTTCTGCTGCTCTTATCTCTTGAGATACAAAGTCGTATGCTCTGAGGTTAAGTGCTAGACCTACGATACCTATAGATGATGTCCACATACCCATGACAGGAACGAACAGCATAAGGAAGTGTAAGAATCTTTTGTTAGAGAAAGCAATACCAAATATCTGTGACCAGAATCTGTTTGCTGTAATCATACTATAAGTTTCTTCTTCCTGTGTAGGATCAAATGCACGGAAGGTTGTAGATTGTATCTTACCCTCTGTGTATTGTGATGTATCTTCATACAAAGTGTTCTGTACTGTTGCACCATGAATGGCACAGAGTAATGCTCCACCTAATATACCTGCCACACCCATCATGTGAAATGGGTTTAGAGTTATGTTATGGAAACCTTGAATGAAAAGAATATAACGAAAGATTGCTGCAACACCAAATGATGGTGCAAAGAACCAACTATGCTGACCTAAAGGATAGATCAGAAAAATGCTAGTGAAGACTGCGATAACTGCTGAGAATGCGAGTGCGTTGTAAGGTCTGATGCCTACAAGACCTGCGATCTCAAACTGCCTTAACATAAAACCTATGAGTCCGAATGCACCATGAAATGCAACGAAGTTCCAGAGTCCACCCAGTTGAAACCAACGAATGAGATCACCTTGTGCTTCAGGTCCCCAAAGGAACAGAAGACTATGACCCATTGCATCGCCAGGTGTTGACACTGCTGATGTTAAGAAGTTTGCTCCTTCAAGATATGAAGATGCAATACCATGTGTATACCATGAGGTAACGAAAGTAGTTCCTACGAACCAACCACCGATTGCTAAGTAAGCACAAGGTAAAAGTAAAAGACCAGACCATCCTATGAATACAAAACGATCTCTCTTTAACCAGTCGTCAAGAACATCGAACCAACCTCTTTGAGGTGCTTTTAAGGTAGATGCTACCATTAATTTCTCCTATGAAAAAGGGGTCTTGCGACCCCTCGATTTGTTTTGGGTTAAGTAATTAACCGATTGCAGGTGCTGTTAAAGCAACTGTTGTAGACTCAGCAGATGCTAGGTCTAATGGGAAGTTGTGTGCATTTCTTTCATGCATTACTTCCATACCTAAGTTTGCTCTGTTTAGAACATCACCCCATGTAGGAATGATTTTTCCGTTAACATCAACAACTGATTGGTTGAAGTTAAATCCATTAAGGTTAAATGCCATTGTGCAAATACCCTTAGATGTTAACCATACGCAGACTACTGGGAATACTGCTAGGAAGAAGTGAAGACTTCTTGAGTTGTTGAAAGAAGCATACTGGAAGATAAGACGACCAAAGTAACCGTGTGCAGCTACAATGTTGTATGTTTCTTCTTCTTGACCGAACTTGTAACCATAGTTCTGTGAAACTTCTTCCGTGGTCTCCCGAAGGATTGAGGAAGTAACAAGGCTTCCGTGCATAGCACTAAACAGAGAACCACCAAACACGCCCGCAACTCCGAGCATATGAAAGGGGTGCATAAGGATGTTGTGCTCCGCTTGGAAGACAAACATGAAGTTAAATGTTCCACTGATACCTAGGGGCATGCCGTCAGAGAATGAACCCTGACCGAATGGGTAGACAAGAAAGACTGCAAGAGCTGCGGATAGTGGTGCAGTATATGCAACAAAGATCCAAGGTCTCATGCCAAGTCTGTATGATAGTTCCCACTGTCTGCCAGCATAAGCTGCTACTCCGATTAAGAAGTGGAAGACAACGAGTTGGTATGGTCCGCCATTGTATAACCATTCGTCCATGGTTCCGGCTTCCCAAATTGGATAAAAATGTAGTCCGATTGCGTTTGAGGAGGGGACGACTGCTCCTGATATAATATTGTTTCCGTATATTAACGAGCCAGAAACAGGCTCACGTATGCCGTCTATGTCTACAGGCGGTGCTGCGATGAAGGCGAGTATAAAACAAGTTGTTGCTGCTAATAAGCAAGGGATCATTAACACACCAAACCAACCTACATATAGGCGGTTCTCTGTGCTTGTAACCCACTGACAAAATCTTTCCCAGTTGCTAGTGCTAGTACCTCTTGTTACAGAGATAGCTGCCATTAGAATATACCGGGGATAATTTGTCCTGTTGTTGCGTAGGCTCCTAGAGCTGCTACGAATCCGAGCATTGCTGCCCAGCCATTAAATCTTTCTGCTTCTGGTGACATTAGTTTTCTTTGTGGTAATAATTGTATGGGTGGTTCGTTTGGGTAGATGTTTTCTCTACCATCAATATCGGTAGTAATCATTTTTTCTTCTTATAAGGTTTAGCGGTCTTTGCAGATCGTCTAAAGTTTGCTGCTGTTGGAGCACCCTTTGATCCGGGTTTCCTCATCTTTTCGCCAGAGCCAGCAGCGATTCTCTTTCTCTTAGCGTGTATATTTGCGTACAAGCCTCTCTTAGCCATTAGCGTTTTTTGCCTCCGTGTTTGCAGCCACACTTGCTGCTCTTTTTGGTTTTCTTTTTGTATGCCATTAGCATTTCCATCGTCGCATAGCAAGTGCCTTACGTGTAGGCTTGCCGTTCTTTCTCATAGGACCCTTCATGCCTCTAAAGCGAGCACAAAACGAGCGTTTGCGTGGACCACCTCCGGGCTGTGGAGCCTTGAGGTTGGAGCCGGTAGCCCTATTGTATTTTTTTCTACCGGCTGCTGTGAGCCCTCCCTTGCGGCTCTTGTGTTTGCCTATTCTAAGGGAGACGTTCCTTTTACGGACTTTCTTTTTACGTGCCATGGATCATCATAGAGTTATTATCATTTGTTTCATTCATAACTCGATCTGTTCCGGGACCTCCGCCGGGAATCAGATCTCCATGTATAGCAGGGTCGTATCCTCCTTCTGGTATCAACTCTCCATTATCAAGATAGTAAGCTTCTCCACTTAAATCTACGAAGGCTCCACTTGTAG